GGAACAAGAACTGGACCTTACCTTAACTACTATAAAAACTATATCGTTTTACCAAGATCACCTGTAGCATCTGTAACCCATGTTAAAACATATGATGATGCAGATACGGCAACAACCTTTGCAGCTTCAAAGTATTACTTAGACAACGTAAGAGAGCCGTCAAGGATAGTTTTAAGAACTGGTGAGACATTTCCCACTGCATTGCGTGTAGCAAATGCTATAGAAGTTCAATATGTTACAGGTTACACAACACAATATAATATTCCTGAGCCCATGCGATTAGGCATTCTCCAACACATTGCCTATCTCTACGAACACAGAGGTGATATGTATGATGCATCGTTGCCCTACCCCCCAATGCTACGATCACTGTATGCACCTTATGTTATACACAGAGGCATGGGTTCTTCTGCATTAATGAGCATAGGTTAGTATGGCTAACAGTATCGGCAAGATGCGATATAAGGTAAAGGTTGAACGAGCAACCAATACTAGAGATGCAGGTGGTGGTTTATCACAAGTCTTTAATACTGTAGCTCATGTCTACGCAAACATAGTACCAAAAACTGCAAATAGCACATATAGACAAGGTATGTTGCAAGAAAAAGTTACGCATGAAATCACTATAAGGTATATGAATAACATAGATACCAACAGCAAGATAAGTTATGGAACAAGGTCATTTGCAGTAAATGGTATTATCAATGTAGATGAAAGAGACAGATTCCTAAAATTATTATGTGAAGAGGGAATTGCCATATGAATTTTAAGAATTACAACCAATTTAGAAGAAAACTTAAAAAAAGGTTGATTGTCAATCCAAGACATAATGCAACTGAAGCTGTAGATAGAGGAACAAACCTTGTAAAAAATACTGCTGTAGAAAGCATAATGCAAGGTGGTACAGGAACAACTTATGAAAAGTATAACCCAAGAAGAACTCACACAGCATCATCACCCAACAAACCACCTGCTAATGATCAAGGCTTCTTGGTTAGTCAAATAAGTACCAGTGTAAAAGCACAAGGTGATGGTAGTGTCATAGGTCAAATAATTTCTGCGGCACCTTATTCAAAAGCTTTAGAATTTGGCACGGTTACTATGATTGCAAGACCATTTATGCGACCTGCATTAAATAGAAATGTAAGGAAAATCAGACAGATATTTAAAAGAGAAGGAATTATAACAAAATGAGCATAGGTCAATTTGCTTTACAGTCTAGTATTTATACAGCACTTAATGTATCTGCAATTACTTCTACGCTTTCCTGTGGTGTCTATGATGAAGTTGTAGAGGGTAATTCTTATCCTTTCATTACATTTGGCGAAGAATCAGCCGCAGACTACAGTACAAAGAACCTTGTCGGAGCAGAAAGCACTATAAATATACATATATGGTCAAGATATAAGGGTGCAAAAGAAACTAAGGAAATCATGGACAAGATACATGATTTATTGCATGATGTAAGTCTAACTGTTACTGGTATCAATCTTATAAATTTAAGGTTTGAGTTCAGCGACATAATGAGGGACCCTGATGGGATTACTCGGCACGGTGTCATGAGATTTCGTGCAATTACATTAGGCACTTGATTAACTACCAATTGTCTTAGTAATAAGGTGGCAGATGCCGTTTTTTTAATTAGAGGATTAAATACCCTCTGTATTTAGGAGAAAAATATGGCAGCACAAAAAGGTAGTGCAATGCTAATGAAAGTCGGTAATGCAGGTTCACCTGAGACTTTCACAACAATAGCAGGGCTTAGATCAACAAGCTTAACAGTAAACAACGAATCAGTAGATGTAACTAATAAGGATTCTTCAGGTAAGAGGACTTTATTAGCGGCGGCAGGGGTTCAATCAATCAGTGTTTCAGGTAGTGGTGTATTCACAGACGGTGCATCAGAATCAACTGTCAAAACAAACGCTTTAGCAGATAGTCAAAATAATTATCAGTTTTTAGTTCCTGACTTTGGTACTTTCACAGGTGCTTTCCAAGTAACCAGTTTAGAGTATGCAGGTGAGTTCAACGGAGAAGTTACTTACAGTATGTCCTTTGAATCAGCAGGTGCTATAACATTCGCAACAGTCTAAGACTATGGCTTGGGAACAAGTTGAAATAAAAGCCAACAAAGGCTCTGTCATGGGCATGATGCAAGGAGATCAGTTAGATATTCCTAATATGCCTATTGGCAAGACTGTGAATGTAAATGGCAAAGATATTCAAGTTAAATCATCAATGTTAGATGAAAGAGACAATGTTTTAAAAATAACACTTGCAATGGCAAGTACAAAAAAGGAGAAGTCAGATGACAAACCCACTAAAGGGACAGATTAACTTAGATTTAGGCGATAAATCTTATAAAGCAAGGCTAACAGTAGACGCTATCATTCAGATAGAAGATGCAACTGGGTGCGGAATTATCAAATTAGCACAAAACATGTCTGAAGCTGACATAAAAATGAAAGATTTAATATCTGTCTTGACACCTGCATTGCGTGGTGGTGGCAACGATCTACAAGAAAACGATGTGAAAAAAATTGTAGGTGAAGTTGGCATTGTAGATAGTGCAAAAGCAGTAGCACAATTATTAACAAGTACATTAACTTCTAATTCAAGCGAAGCAGGAGAAGAAAACCAAAAAAAGGAGTAAAGGTTGATGACCACTTGCCAATTGAAAGATATATGCAGATATGTGTTGGTATGGTGGGTATGCAACCTACCGAGTTTTGGAACTGCTCAGTTATTGAAGTACATAATGCCATATTGGGATTTCAAGAATTTAACTGTCCCCCAACTGAAGAACCTATGACTTCTGACGGACTTAAAGAACTAATGGAACTATACCCTGACTAATGGCTGACGTAGTAGATACACTAATTGTTGAACTCAAAGCAGAGACAAAACAACTGCGCACAGGTTTAAGTAATGTTGAAAAGCAATTAGGCAGAACTAATAAAGCTGTAGGAAGTACTTTAGTTGGTTTCAGGGGATTGGGTAAAGTATTTGCTGTATTAGGTATTGGTAAAATGGTTCAATCTACTGTTAGTACAGCAAGAACCTTTGAAGATTTAGAAGCTACCTTACGAGCAGTTACGGGTTCTGCGGCAAACGCATCAAAAGCATTTGATGTTGTAACTGAATTTACAAAAACCACACCTTTCCAGTTAGCAAATGTAACAGAATCATTTATTAAATTTTACCAAGCAGGTATAACGCCTACTGGTGAAACTTTAACTGCTTTTGGTAACTTAGCGGCAGGTATGGGTAAAGACATAACCCAATTAGCACAAGCAACATTTAACGCTACGACAGGCGAAATGGAAATGCTTAAACAGTTTGGTATTGTTGCAAGATTAGAAGGCGATAAAGTAAGAATGACCTTTGAAGGTCAAACTACAGTCATTGATAGAACTGGTAAAGCTATAGGTGATTTTATTGAAAATCTAGGAGCAACAAGGTTTCCTACAGCATTAGATGAAAGATTAAACACCTTATCAGGTTCATTCTCAAACTTAGGTGATAAAGCAAGTCTATTTATGAATGATATAGGTGAAGCAGGCTTAACGAAAGAACTTAGACAACTATCAGATCTGTTTCAGGATTTGATAGGTAGTGCAGGTGAAGGGGGATTAGCAGATGCTTTAGGTTTTGTTCTTGGTGGCGCAGTCGCAATTTTAAGAGTTGCAGTGGAGAAATTAGACCAAGCTTTTAAATTTGTTAAAGATAAAATAGATGCTGTAAATTTAGCATTGATGAACCTTGACAAGACAATACTTGAAACGGTTTTATCTTTCCAAAAAGGTTTTAATGAGAGTTTGTTTGGTAACTTATTTCAAGTTGACGAGCAAGCAACTATAGACGAATTAAACGCTATCAAAGAAAGAATATTAAAAGCAACTGGTGGAGACATCATTCCACCTACAGGTGGTGGTGAGGGTGGTGGAGATGGAGAAGATGAAGGTTCAATAGTTCCACCGTCTGCAGAAGATGGTGCAGAAAAAGTTGATCGTCTAGCAGAATCCTTTAAAGAGTTGCAACCAATAATAGCTGAAGCTACCAATCAATTTTCAACTGACTTTGTAGACTCTTTAATGGAAGGTGGCAAGGCTATAGATTCTTTTAAAAACCTATTTAAAGATATGGCAAAACAAATAATTGCATCAGCAATGCAAATGATGGTTATAAAACCAATAATGGATGCTATATTTGGTGCTATAGGATTGCCTGTTATGAGTGGCGGTGGTAAAGCAGGTGGCGGTACAGTACAAGCAAATGTTCCTGTAGTAGTTGGAGAAAGAGGTCCTGAAGTATTTGTACCCAATACAGGGGGAACAGTAATGAACAATATGAATAGTAAAAACGCTATGGGCGGGCAACCAATTGTTGTAAATCAATCTGTAAATTTTGCTACAGGTGTAGTTGGTACTGTAAGGGCAGAAGTAACAAAAATGATGCCACAAATAGCAGATGTTACTAAAGGTGCTGTAGCCGAAGCCGCGATGCGTGGCGGTAATTATAGAAAGGCTTTACAAGGTGGCTAAATTAATATCAATGCCGACAAGTCCTAACTTTGTTAGTAGCAATTGGACACTTGTAAG